ATGATAATCGACATCGGAGCTTCGTGAGCGCCCATCGCGTTTTCGATTGCGTTGTAGAGTTCTGAAACCGGCCCTCTGACCTGCCCTAGCTCATCGTGGATAGCGAAGATCGGTGATTGTCCGTGAGCGGTAGAGGCTTCAGCCGATAGTGCTTTGTAGATCGTCCCGAGGTCAGGGCAAAAAATCTGTTTTGCGGTGTCGCGAATAATCAGGTTGGCGTTCAGGTCCGGCGACATTCGCACCATCTTCGCCGCCAAGCTGAAAAGCACCGCCGCTTGCTCGCGCGATTGAGCGGTGCTCGGCAACTGGGTATTCGGGACCGCCTCCGGCCCACATAGGTGAAGCAACAGGAGGCAGGCCGCCAACGAACTCTTGCCGTTCTTCTTCGCGAAACTCAGGATTGCCGTTCGCGTGCCGGCGGGGTTATCGTATATCTTTCTTAGGTCTGCCTTTTGCCAATCCCGTAGTTTAACGGGCTTCCCGATGTCCTTCCCTTCTGGAACAACACAGTACGCCTGAATCCATGCCAAGTTGCGTTCAGCGCGTGTAAGCTCCGGCGCGACCGTTCTTTTTCGGCGTGACGCCATCCAGGTGCCATCCCTTGCTGATTGTCCGGCTCCCGTCGATTAAGCCCGTGGTGGCCGCAGGCCCGACGCCGCTGAACTTGCGGAAATCTATGCGGGTGCCGCAAAAGGTGCGTCCATCGACGTGACGAAATGCGCGAACCGTGTGATCCGCTTGATGATGAGAATGGCCGGGGCTGCCCTTCCCAATGTTCACCGGTCGGCGACCCTCTAGATACCAACCTTGCGCCGAACCAATCCTGCCCTTGATAAGCATGTTTCCGAGGGAACGACTGACGCCGATCTGATGAAAGTCTGACTGCCTTCCGGACCACGGCTCAAAGTCGTCGTGCTGGAGTCGATAAATTGTCCAGTCGAACTGATGCGCGCCCTCTCCGCTCATCGCTTTTGCCATCGCCCGCGCCGCCCATCCGTAACGATGGCGACACACAATCGGCCGATAATCCTTCCGCTGACCGCTGAGCATGAAAGCAACCGGAGCCCACAATCTGCCTCCGTGGATCTTCGCCAACAGCAAGTGCGCGAAGAAATGATCTTCCGGCGTCAGTGCGACGATATTTTCGTGTTCGTCGCCACCTCCCAAACAACGCGGCAAAACGTGGTGGCGCTCGCAATACCCATCTAGCTCCCGCAACTTGCGGTTGGCGATGAACTCGCGGTAGATTCTGGAATAGTCCATATCGCGCTCCTATCGCGGTTGGATCAGGGGCTCGGTAGGATTGGCGTCCTATCGGGCCTCGTTTCTTCTATCAGGTCAGCCGACGGCCTGCCACGGCTTCTTGTCGCTCGCCTTCTTAGACGCAGTACCAGCCGCGCCGGGAGTATAACGCGACTGGTTCGTCAATCTCAGCTTCGTGGCCTTGTCTGCGAGAGCCTTAGTTTCGCGATCACGCATCCGGAGCAAGGTGTCGAGCTCCTGGAGGCTCATGTTCGTCGCGATCATCGCCCGATCAATCTGCTGCGTCAGGCAATGGGCGGTTTCAACGTGCCGGCAATACTCCTTCAATAGCTGCTGAAGTGCCGCTGTCTTGAAGGTGTCCGCTGCCTCATTGGCAACTGTCCGGGTCCAGACGTCCACCTGAAACTCGGTCAAATCAGATGCAGCTTTAGGGCGACCATCAATCTCGGTTCCGGCGACAATCGAAAGCGCTGCACCGGAAGTGCGGCCACGTTGGCCCATGTTCTATCTCCGGCGATGTCACGCGCGGGCGCGACTGGTGTTACGGTTTATGAAATGCGAGGTTCAAGCGCGGTGTCCCGTGCGCGGCGGAAAATAATTGGAGGCTCCCCCCGGGTGTTCAGAAAATTATCGTTGAGCGTTCAGGAGGGCCAACCATCCGTGCCGATGGTCAGCTTCACCTTGCGGTTCACGCTTGCTGGTTGCCACGGTGTCCGTGCCTTGCGTTCCCATTCATCGACACCGGCCTTGGCTAGTGGAGTTCCTCTATCCTCTGCTCTGCGCTTGCATTCATCAATACCGGGATGGAGCAGCACTACCTCTCCACCTAGCTTTGATTGCCACCACTTACGCTCTGCATCAGATGGAGCTGATACGATGAGCCATGCTTTACCGTGGGTGCGGTGGGCAAGTGATCCGAGCAACGAGTTCCTTACCCTTACCGCTCTGTCCATGAGCGACTGATCCAGTGCGCCTAACCAATGGGCGTATGTAGGGCTCAGTGTTCTAGCGATGCTATCCAGGTCTATCGTTAGGTCACCCGATTGCGCGTGTTCGTTCAGATATGTGGTCTTGCCTGAGCATGGTGGGCCACAGATGATGGTGAGCGGAACAGCGGAAGGCTCTAGCCAATCGGGATGCTGTAGTCCGCCTCTCTGCTTGGCGCTGTCGAATGCGGTCTTGTACGCATCGCAGTCAGCGCAAAGGTTCTGTGTGTTCTCGTCATCATCCGATCCGCCAAACGCCAATGGCTGTTTGTGGTCGACGATCTTGGCGGGTCGATCAATCCCCTTCTCCAAGCACCGTTCACACAGTCCATGTGTGCGCTTGAGCCTGCGTGTGCGCTGTGCTTGACCTGCACGTCCACGTAAGCGCTCTACTTTGGGCAATAACTTAGATGGCCCGGCGCGGCGCATTAGCGCTCATCCCGGTCAGCGGTTGAGGACGGAGCATCCACCTTCCCAAGTGGTAACGCGGACGACTGTGGTCCGTAAGCTCGCCTCACGCTGCTCTCGCAACGTATGTCGGGGATAATGCATCAGTTTGCGACAATAGGAAAGTGGGTATTTCCCATCGCTTTGATCCGCCTTCAAAGACGACGATTGCCTTGCCTGATCTGCACCGTTCGACCTTGCCGCGCATTCCTTCAAACACGCCTCCATTGGCGCGCACCCTTGAGCCACGATCGAACCTTGGAGCATCCTTCTTCGGAATTGCCATCCGTTCGGATAGGCGCAACGGATCAAGCTGAAAGTCTGGAATGATCGGGATCGTATCGAGAGAATGGAAGACGCTGAAGTCCTTGTGGGCAGGCTTTCCCCATCCTGTTCCGCGGCGTGGTTTCTCATCCATATTCGCCAAGTGAAGCAGGTCGACCAAGTGGCGCGAGCGCACGAACACGAACGACGGCAACAACGGTAGCTTGACCTCACGCCGCACGTTCATCCTGGGAACTCGGATTGTCTGCGTCCGGATAGGCGTCCAGCATTCGAAGCCGTCTTCCTCGAGCGTCTTTGCAAGGAGCAAAGTGGATTTGCCTGCTGTTCGAAGGATGAACCAGTCTTCGCTCATGCTTCGACCACGCTTGTGCCGTCGCGCTTCAAGAAGCCGTGAGCCAGTCCGAATTGGCGAATATGCTCCGGCATTTGCTCAAGCTCGACAGAGTTCAGCGGTTTCGGATATTCCGGCACATGGAGCCCTGCGTCGATCCGCGCCTGCCGCTCCCATTCCCAAATGTCGGACAGCGCTCGCTTGTCTTTCGCCGAGACAGCGGCGCGGCGTCGTGACGCCTCTTGGTTGATCGCCCATTCTTGGGAAATTGGCTTTCCGGTACTGAGCGATGAGCGAGCTCGCTTAGCTGCAACCAACTTCGCAACCTCGGGAACGATCTGAGCGGGGCGCGTGACCGAACGGCGAAGTTCAGTCGAGACGGCCGCAACCTCATCGGCGCGAATGCCTTCAAGCGCGTCCACCGCCGAGGCAATCCACGCCAGTTGAGCGTCCGAGTCCATCGACACCGGAGCCACCAATTTGAGACACTTCGCCAGTTGCAGAGCTAGTGCCGACATCGCCGCAGAGCTGCTGAAACCGGCTGAGGGCGTCGAGTGTGGAGTCACCGCGTTCATGTTTTCCAATTCCCCATTTGCGGGTGTTCAGAACCCAAGTTGACCAAGCTTTTTGCGGATCGCTGAAGGAGTTGTTTTTCGAGGAGTGGTGAGCAAGGAATTGCTCGAGCTGCGCTGGAAGCTCTCCAGGAGGCCAGCCATCCACGACCTTTCGGCTCTCAGTGCCGGTGGCGAACTCTACTGGCTGCCAATCCTTGGGGATCGCGCGCAATTGTTTAGGTGACGGTTCTTTACGGTTAAGTGAAGGTTTGCCCGCAGATTTTGCGGGGGTGGGGCGCAATCTTTGCGGGGGTTTCTGCAATTTTTGCGGGGGTGCGGTTTCTGCGGGGGCGCAATCTTTGCGGGGGTGAACTAAGTAGTTGCAGCCCTTGCCGATTATCTCATCGCGAGTGAGATGTTGCGCTTCGCATAGGGCCTTGATCGCAGCTTGAAGGCTGCGTTCGCTTTTACCCGTCTTTGTGCACAGGCTTCTTATTCCAGGCCAGCAATGTCCTTCGTCGTTCGCGCAGTCGGCAAGCGCGAGCAATACGAGCTTATCGCCGGCAGGAAGATCCACGGCCCACGCGGCCGTCATGATGCGGACGCTCACCGCGCAGCCGCCTTCTTCCTGGCGAGTGCCTTTGCTTGTGCTGGTGTGAGATATTCAGCGGCGCGAGGCTTGCCGTGATCGGGCATGACGATTCCGGCTTCGGGATATTCACGAAGCGGGATGAAGGTGTAGCTCATTCGACCGCGGCTCATCGGATGCCCAACTCTCGCTCGATCTTGGCGAGAGTCCTCAGTTCTTCAGCTTCGTGTCTTGCAAGAACCTGGCGCTTGAGATCGCGTTCGGGCTGAGTGATGTTGTCGTCGCGATGCCTGCAATGCCTCGCTGCTCCGCAAAGAAGGCAGGGCTCATGTGTCTCGAGCCGCACCACGTTATCGGGGACAACCACGACGGGGTACATGCGGTCGCGAGGACCGGTGCTTCTGTAATACCTATCGTAGTTGGCTCGCCTTGCGCGGGCGGTTAAGACGGTCATGCCGCGACCGCCATTGCGTTCAGATGAAAGCAGACGAGAACCTTGCCTTGCTTGACTGGGTTGCCGCGGCGGAGCGTGTATTCAAAGATCTGATCGTCGACGCCCAAAGCCTCTGCAAGCGCATCAATTCCATGCTTTGTGCGGGCCAGAAGGTTGTCGAGATCACACAGTCTTTTCGTCGGTGGGCAATAGATCAGCTCGATCATCACCGGACCATCGACAAAGAGCTTGGGAACCGATTGCGTCTTGAGCAGGATTGAGCAGTCGCGATGGTATTTCCTACCCGCTGCCGCCCATGCCCAATGAGAGCCGTGTGAGCCGTTCGGAGATAGCTTCGCCGGGGGCCAAGGCAGTTCTAGCGCCATTATGCCCTGCTCGCCTTGAGGGCGGCCTGACGGCGCTTGCGGTAGTCTTGGACCTCATATGAATTGCGGCGTTGCTCGACGATCTGCTGGAGCTTGCGGCAGGCTTTCATATGCTTGCGGACGAACAGGAAGTTGCGGAGCGCATTCATGCGAGCTTCCCCTTCGGTCCAAGCCTTGAGAGTTGAGCGTCGATCGCATCGCGCGCGTTCTCGAGCGTTGATCGGTTGTTCCGAATGTCCTCAATCGTGAGGTTGCCGTGGGAGTCGCGGGTTTCCTCGATCGTAAGCGCGCACTTGAGGATGCAGTGCTGAGCTTCGTTGCCGTCGATATGCGGTGCGGCTGTGCCAATCAGCCTGTCGAGTGATCCGGTGAAGCGCCCACCCCACGCCTTGCGGCCCTTGGCGTATGCGACGACGCCCATTTCCGCAGACCCGTCAGCGTACTTGGCGGCTTGATCCTCTGACTTGCCGAGGACTTCCCCGATGTCGACCCACGTCATCTTGTCGTCCTGGCGGATCGAAGCGAGGTCGCTCCCAACCGCCTCCAGAACAGACGAAGCGGTAATAGCTCTTGCTTTGCCGTGGAACTGCGGCGCGTTCACTTGTTACGCTCCCATGCATTATGGAAAGATTTCGCCTCATCCGGAACCCGCGGCCAATCGCCGAGAACCCGTTCGTTCGCTGGCCTGTCGCTCGCACGCTCCTCAGAGATTTGAGCAAGCCTGCGCCTGATGGCCCTGTCGTGGTCACTCCCGCGCTTGGCCCATCTCACGAGATCGGGAGTGGCGATGGCGAGCAGGATGCAGTTGATCCCGATGATCGTGCAGATCGCCCACTGGGATGACATATCAGTGGACCGTCTCGGAAAGGGTGGACCCGCGATCGGCCGAAAGCGGGTCCCGCATAGCCACAGGGGAGCAGCCGTGCGTTTGTCGTGGTTTGTTAACTATGGATCGAAGTGAACTATTACCTTTAGACAAGGCACCTACGGCCCGCTCGGGCGTTGCATTGTCGAGGGAATGTGTGTGGATAGACTGCCAATATTCATGGCCGAAGTGCCGAGTTACGAAGTCCGCGGCGACAACATGCACATCATCTGGAGAGACTTGGAACTGGTGCTTCCGGTTAAAACGATGCTGGCAGGAATGGCCGGCGCAAGCGAGGCGCTCGCAAAGTGGCAAGTGTCGCGTCTCGACAAGGTTGTCGCTTTCCCCGGCAAGCATTAGGCTGCCGCTTTTCGGGCTTCTGCGACTTCCGGGTTCAGGAACGCAGCGTCCACACTACCAGCGGTTTCCCGCTCAATCGCAAGCGCGAGTTTCGCGGTCGCGTAATTGCCCTTCTCGATCGAATGGATCTGAGCCTTGCTCTTGCCGACGCGGAAGCCGAACTGTTCCAGCGTCAGGCCGTGCTTTGAACGATATTCGGTGAGAGTCATGACGCAGTGTTCGGATTTCTTGAACACAAAGTCAATAGGCAGTGTTCGGTTTTTACGGAACGCCAAGTATCGCCGCGCTTCGTATAATCTGATCGTGCTCGACTGGTATCTTAAGGAGTGG